TAATGTTCGTTGTGTTGTTCCAAGTGTATATGAAACCGATTGTGCATTTAGAGAAGAATATGGAATATCTAATGGTAATCCACCAGCAATATTAAATTCAAAATTATCACTTTCAACAATAAGCGTTGGAATGGTTGTATCAATATCTAAATTTAGCTTATCAGCAACTACCGCAATTCTTGTTACACCACGCACCAATTCCTTTTTGAAATCATCTACAATATCAATAGGTGTACCGGAATTTGGGTTAAATATCTTATAACTTACATTATGCGTATAATTAGTGATACCATATTTTTCAAATTGAATCCACGGAACGCCAGCAGTACTATTTGTAGATACATTAAATATATTTGGTGTATCATTTTGAACGAATCCAGTTACCCCATCCGAAGTAGTATATTTAATAATATTATTACTACTAACGTTACCATCAATTTCAACTTGATATGGTTGTAATGGTAATGGATCAGGTTCTAATTCTATTGTGTTTTCCGATAATGTGAAATTTAAACTAATATTAGTTAAAAGTGCGGTTGCTGAAACGGCTGAATACTCACTCCACATACCATCAACCAATTCCGCCATCTTGACAGGATATGTTGCAACACCTGTTTTATCTATTAATTTACCAGCTGTGATTTTATATTGAGTTACCGAAGTGAACCCACTACGAACTACTGAAAATATTTTAGGTATTAAAAATTCTTTTGAATTAAATTGTAGAGTGGTTGAACAATTATACCCAGTTTCAAGTCCATCAATTAGTATAGCTGCGTTTGTTGGATTACTTATAAATGTTATATTTACAATATTATCAACTTCGACTACATCGTAAACATACGGAACAACATTATCAACGGGATTTACGACAAGAATACAACTACCATCATCTATTGTTGCGCGTGAATTGTAGTTAGAAGCTCTTGGATTTGTGCACCCTCGTACAAGTGTTATGGATGTCCCACCACCGCCGCCGCCACTTTCTGGATTTTCGCCATCATATTCAATAGGTGCTATCATATCGTATTACTTTCTTTATTATAAGTATGATTATATAATTTTATTGTTGATAAAATTGTGTTAGTAAATTGGTATCTGTAATTGGTAATGTTCCATCTATTGAGCGAGTTTCGGTAAACCCACCGCCACCACTTGTAGTTGAATATGTTGTAATTGGTGTCACAACCGTTTCAACTGGTGTTGGATATGTCGTAATTGTTGTATCTTCACGAATAATAACAGGTGAAATAACATCTTCCTGAATAAGTACTACATTCACACGTGGTTTTGGTATTTCTCTAATATCACCAATAAGTTCAAGCGTTTCACCTGTTTGATATGTAATAGTAACACTAGCATACTCTACCCCACTCCATTTTCGAGCACCACCACTATCGTAATAATTTATTCTACCAGTTGTAGACCACACATAAAATGTTTTTGTAGTTGAGTAATTTTCTTCAAAGAATTTACAAGAACCGTCATCAATTGTTGCTAATGGATTGTAATTTATTGATTTAGGATTTGTGCACCCCGCTATATCAACACCAACAACACTATCCGTTGGGTCAATTGCATATATGCAACTACCATCATTTTCCATTGCCAATGGATTATAATTAGAAGCGTTTGGATCCATACACCCTCTTATTATTGCAGTAATACTATTAGGTATTGTACTTTCATAATTAGAACTAACCGTAGTAGTTTTTAATATTTGACTTATTGGGTCAAATGTAATTTGATCTTCTTTTGATAATATACTATTAGCTATTATAGTTCGTTTTGGTAAATAAAAATCTATTACTGTATGTAAAACTTCAAGAGCTGTTATTTCTATTTCTGATACTGATAATTCAATGTTTGGTTCAATCCCTAATGGATTACCATAACCCAATGAATTAATATCATATACTCTATTTTGAACATAGAAAGTCATAGCTTCTATATATTTTTCTCGTATTTGATTTAAAAATTTATCAAATTCGGAAATTTTGAACTCGGTTTTTATCAAATTCACATAATTTTGTCCTTCTGTTACGATTCCTTTAATTTTCAAAAAGTTTTCTAATACAGTTTGTATATTTATGTTTTCAATAAATTGTTGGACAAATGAAATAGTATCATCCCTAAAATCACCATCGTTTGTATATACCGCATATCTTTCAGCTAAATCAGGAAGTATAGTCATATCATCTTCCATTTTAACAGGTAATACACGAATTTCTGTTCTTGACGGTGAAATTTCGTGAATCCATAATTTGTCAAATTCGGTTTCTTCTGAACCAACTCGTCTATTTAAAAGAGTAATCTGTGTTTTGAATATACCATTTGTATAACCGGCTTCTTTTATAAGTTTTTCAGAATCTATAAGATATTTTCTAGCTTCATTTAGTTTACCAGCATCGGGAACATCACTTATTGAAAAATAATTTCTGATATTGGCACTATCTAAGTAAATATAATTTACAAGTCTACCATCATCACCTTGTGGCAATTGATTATCGTTTGAATCATATAATATAAATTCAATAACGTCTGTTTTACCATGGCGAAACCAATGTGTTCCATCCAATCCAAATAAAGATTTACTCAAATCTCTTTCGAATATTTTTCTATCCTTAGATGTTACGGAATACCCTTTATCATCTATAATATCTTTAAATTGTTTTATAGCCATTATCCTGTTTTATTTTTTCGTATTGACCAATTCAACAAATCACCCTTTTCAGTTGAACCATCACTATATGTAACCATTACTTGTATTGTTCCTTTGTAATCTTTTGCACTATTAAATAATCCTTTACCATCTGGTTCAGGAGTTCCACTTCCACGTCCACCGATATTACTACCCGCATACATTAAGAATGTTTTAGTTTCCCCTTGCGGAATACTTGTAACTTTATTATTATCCGGCTTAACAGCGTTGGTAAATCCAAAAGGACCATGTGTTAATAAATCACCTGTTAATATAAATTGAACTTTTGTTATTAACTCACCTGTTTTTTCTCTTAAATTTTGTACGGTTAATTTAGCAAATTGTGTTCTACTTGCATCATAACCATCACGGGTAGTTGTCCATGTTGATCTTTCACTCCACTCTTTACCATCATTTCTACCCAATTTATAGTAAAATTCTCCATTAACACCTGGAATCAATCCTTGCGCCGCCGCGGTTGCAGTGGCAGCAGCCCCTGTCAATTGTGATTGTAGTGCAGCCTGTTGAGCTAAAAATTGTTCTTGTTGTAATAAGTTTTGTTCTTGTTGTAATATTGCTTGCTCTTGTTGTAATTCAATTTGTCCTTGTAATACTCTCAGTTGTTCTTTCATACTTTCGATTATCGCAAGTAACGCATCATATTGCGTTTTCAGAACTTCTTTTTGTGCTTGTAAACCAGCTACCTGTCCTTGTAATGATACTCTGGCGATAGCTTCTTGAACTCCTTTGGTTATAGAACTTTGAAAATCCGATAATAATGATGCATATCTATCATTGGATGCTTGTGTTTCATTATTTGCAACAGCAGTTAATATTTTTTCAGAATCAACGATTTGTTTAAAACTTTCAATTTCTGCTTTTAAATTTTCAACTACACTAAGCGTTTCTTGCCAATTATTATAATATAAACTACCAGTTGAGATTGCATTTAATTTTTCAACTTGTAATTCATCATATTTCGATTTGGCTATCGTTAATATTTTATCTTTTTGTTTTTTACTTATAAGCTCATCAACAACAACATCAACGGCTTTTACTAATTCACCATTAATGTATTTAGGTTTTTCTATCCAACCTGTATATTTTTGTGTTGTATCTGACATTTTTTATTTCTCTACTACAAATGTTAAATTATGATCTGAAAAGTATTCTACCTCTCCATTTCTATCTACTTTTATTTCAATATAATAATCTCTATTGGTTTCCCAATTTTTTAAATTTAAATTAAAGAAATTTCCGTCACTATCACAACTAACTTTACTATATTCGCTAAAAGGAACTATAATTTCATCGGTTTGTGCATCTCGCACTTGGTAATAAGTAGTTGATGGTAAGTAAGTTACATCATTATATGCATATTCATTCACATATGTTTTCATTGGATATTTCTCTCTGCCGAAAACACGTATCATAGACTCGCTACCAACTTTATAATGCGATTTTAACCGTTTAAATGATACTTTGATATCATCTGCTGTCAATGCAGGTAAAGAGCCAGTAGAGAACGTTGAATCATCCCATCCAATTCTTAATTTTGGTTGATATATTGTATTTGTTTCTTTACTAAAATATTTTAATGAACCATAGTCGTTATTATCATTTTCTTTATCATCACTAAGTTTTAAAACAATACCATGATTTGCTATATCATTGTTTAGCCAAGCATTTAATGTTGTTGAAATATCTATATTCAAATCAGTAGATATATATTCAATTGATTGTGAAGCCGCGTAACTATTAGTATAATCACTACCAGTAACAATCCAATCAATATCTGTTATACGAGAATTCCAAGTTACATTTTGAGTACTTATTTCATCAAATTTAGTTCCAATTCCCATATCCCAAGATTGAGAAATTGGATATGCGTAAATAATATATTCCATTGGTATTTCAGCACCATCGCATTCTTTTAAAATCAATTCTACCGATGATGCCGTAATATCTCCGGTAGCAATAGATGATGACAGTTCCGTCACATCAAATTTTATCAATGGTCGAGCAATGTCTATTTGTCCAAGAATATAAGTTTTATTGATTTCCAATATCTCGTCACGGCCGGTATTTTGGTCTGGCTGTATTGAATAAACAGTTGCATCTTTCTGTGCGTTATAGAATATATACATTATAATACCCTTCCTTTTATATCCTTATTTGGATATTTTACTTCAAATATAGATGGATCCAAACTTGGATATACCATTTTCCCTTTGGTAGCTTCTGTTAAATTATATGAGTGCCTTGAATATGCACCTAAACATTTATTAGTAAGCTCACATTTTGGAACGGATGAAACTCCCTCTACTCCTGCGATTATTAATTCTAATTCACTTATATTGATTGGCATATTAAATGTCCAATTATCTATATTAAAATGGTTGGTAATACTATCAATACATTTTGTCAAAACTTCTCGTTTATTATATCCACCATAAACACGAATTTCAAAATTTACTCCAACATTTATTACAAACCCATCAATTATATTCACACCATCCGTAAGCATTCTATGCTCATTAAGATATGTTTTTATATTCTCTTTTATTGCTTGATTTAGAGTTGTTAATTTTTTATTTGAATCGTATCCAAGTACATATGCATTAATCGCAAATGAACGACTATCGTCTTTACCGTATGGGCCTGCAAATGCTTTTGCAACACCACCATATTTTGGCGGTAATGATAATATTCTAACTTGATAATCTTTATTTGTTACCGCTCTGTTTTGAGATGAAAAATTCGCCAATGCGTTTTCTCTGATTTCCTCAATAGTTTCAGCCCCTCTACCACCACTTGCTGGCTCATTGTTTTCAACTGCTATCGTTGATTTCATTCTATTGTATAATCCCAATTGTTGTGGTGTAAATACGGTTGAATCCTCGTCAAATTCTATTCTCTGAATTATTGTTAAATCCCCTTTTGTAACATTAGATTGAATTCCACCACCAACTAAATATGAAACTGTAAGAGTTGTACTCGATGGTGCTTGTCCATATGTTCTCGTTTTTAAGAAGTTAGCTGGATCAAATGATTCCCCCAATCTATCAATTGATGAATTTAAACCTAATCCAACATTTTTAAAGTTAGGTATTAATGTTTCATCGGAAGCAGTTGAATTTCCGCCACCGAAAACAAGCGTAGTTGTATTATCTGAATTTGTTTGTGTTACAAATCGTCTTGATGTTTTTAATAATTTTAAAATATTTGAAACACTATCTTTATAAGGTAATAATGCTTTATCAGTTTGTTCGGATGTTGGATAATCTACATATACCATTTCTTGTGCAAGATATGGAACTTCGTACCATTTGTTACCATTACTATCACGAACATCATATATTTGAATTACATTTGTGTCACCGATATTTATTTTTGAATATTGTTCCGGCGCGCCGAATGATTTTTCTATGGTTTTTATTTCTCCCGAAATTGCTTTTATAGATTTTTTTACTAAATAAAATGTAGGCTCTCCGGTAAGAGCATCGGTTTCATGAACTGTGATTTCTCTATCATCTATATCATTAAAATCCAACAATTCGGTAGTTCTAAATAGTATACCATTGGTATTTGATGCAATTAACATTCCTTCTTTTATTCGTAAATAATACCTAGAATCAGGTCCATTATTTACTCCACTACCAACACTCGGTACTAATTGATATACTGAAATATTTACTAATGCTGGCGTTGTTACTTTTGGTTTGTATCCAAGATATTGAGATAGCCCTATTACATTTTGTTTATCCTCTGCATATAGCATCATTGATTCTTTTAATGAATCATCTATATAATAAGAAAGTACGTCACCAAGATAGGATGCCATTTCAATAAACATCATACCAGGAGATGCTTCGTTAAAATCGGAATACGTTTTTGGAAAGTAAGTTTTGGCATACTCAATTAAATTTGTACGAAAACTCGCAAAATCCTTATTAAGATATTTTATATCTCTATTTTGATTACTTTTTTTAGTTATACTATTTAATGCCATACTATTATCCTCGTATTGTGAATGTTATTTCTTGTGTTGTTATATTACTACCTACTGTAAAATTAATACTAATATTTGCTATGTGATTATCTTTCATTTCATCACTCATTTCTACATCTATCAATTCTATATTAATATATGGTAACCAGAAATTCACATTTTCAGTTATTGTGTTTGTTATTTTTTCTTCTAAATCATCAGTCATTTGTTCAAATAACAAACCTTGTAATCCAGTTCCAAATTCAGGTTGCATTATTCTTTCACCTTTATTTGTTAGTAATAAATTTAACAGGTTTGCTTTAGCTTGTGCTAATGAAGTAAATGCCTGTTCGAAGTATCCATTTGGCCCTTTAGCAATAGGTAAAATGATACCATATGCATAATCGTTAAATTCTGCCGTATCTTTAACTAATTTTTTACCAATTACATATGCCATTTTTTATTTTCTTGTTTTAAATTTAGCAACGAGTGCTGAATTATCACGATTTAGAACTCTATCTAAATATGGTAATCCCGTTGTTACACCCAATCCACCTTTTGGTGCATTTAACGGTGGTACAGTATTATTACTACCATGTCCTAATTTTGCGGACATTTGAGCTTTCATTCCTTCAATTCCACCAGGTGCTATGTTATCATTAAATCCCATTGATGGCCATTCTTCTTGATCGTTATAATTTATATTTTCATTTAACGATGGTCCTTCTCTAAACGGTTTTGTATGATTTAAAATATCGTTTAGCATTGGGTTTTTACTCAATCGTTTCATATGAACAGTATCTTCCTGCAATGATTCCGTGTGTTCCTCACTACGAGATTTATCTAACATACTACTTGCTAATGCAA